TGCGGTGACGTTCGTGGTCAGGATGATGTACTTGTCGGTGCCGGACTTCTGCGACCACACGACGGTATCTCCAGCGGCGCATGCGGTATTCGTGACCGTGAACGTGGCGGGAGTGGCGCTTCCGGCGGCAGAAACAAGCGTGATGGAACCGGACATGCACGGATTCGGCGACATGACGACCGTTGTTGTTCGGCTCGAAGCCTGAGTTCCGGTTCCGCCCGCGCCTGTCGCATAACCGACGCCAGCAGAAGCACTCGAAGATGTGACCGCGCCGCTGGCTGCAAGACTCGTAGCCGACGCAGCGCCGAGAACCGGAGTCACGAACGTCGGCGACGTGTGGCGAACGGCGGAACCGGTGCCGGTGATCGTGTACTTCTGATAGAGGAGACAGCGAACGACGCTCGATGCGTCGCCGTAGAAGATCGCCGTGTCACCGGCTACGGTCGTGACGTTCACGGCTCCTGGGAGAACGAGCGAAGCTCCGTGGGTGAGCGTCAGGGCACCGGTGAAACGCACGAAGCGAAGATGACCCTCGCCGAGCGTGATGCCGGTGATCGTGGTCGTGCCGCTGATGTCCACGATGCTTCCGACCGCGGTTTCGAGGTTCGTGGTCGTAGCTGATGCGACAGTGACCTTCGGACCTCCGGTGGCGTCAAGGAACGGCGGCAGCGAGTCGTGCGCCGTCGATCCGTCTCCGACGCGGAGATTCTTCAGCGTCGTATCGAGCATCAGCTCGCCGCTCACGCCGACGGGATTCGCCGACGTCCAGTTCGCGGTCGTGTCCTTGCGTACGTTGATCTGTGCGATGTTGGTCGTCATTGCGTTTCCTTAGACGGGGATGTTGTCCATGAAGCTGGAGGCGTTTCCGCCGCCGATGTAGTTCGAGAACGTCGTGTTGCCTTCGCCGCCGTCGAGCGCGTAATCGAAACTCGTGTTGTACGAACCGCCGTCCAGCCGATCCACGTCGGGATCAATCGGCGAAAGCGCGGTGGCACCGGTGTCGATGAACCGAAACGCCATGAGGCGACGTCGCCGAGATTCCGGCGATTCGTCCTTGAAGCGATCAGAAATTTTGATCTTGAAGGGTTCCATCGGCGTCTCCGTTGCTTAGATTATCGACTCGCGCGGATAGTGCAACAAAACCACTGATTGACCCTAACTATGCCCTAAGTTTGTCGATGAGCGCCTGAACGTCGAAGTCCTGATTGGCCTTGAGCGTCGATGCGTTTGCCGCCAAAGCAGAGGCGAGCGTCGGATCTTTCATCTTGGCTACATCGAGGCCAGCGACGAGTTGAGCAAGAGCCTTGGCGGGCTTGCGGCGTGCGAGCCAACCGACGATGCCGCCGCCGATCAGTGAGACGAGCGAGCCGTACGGTGGCGGGACCATTACGCCGACAGCCGACAGCACTCCGTTGGCCTGTTCGATCTTGGGTGCAGCGGCGTTCGCCTCGGCGCGGATCTGCTTGAGCTTGGCGAGCATGGCTTCGTAGGAAGCCTGTTCGACCGCCGCGGCCTTCTTCTCGGATTCGGTGCTGGACGTCGCGGCGACGATGAGCTTGTCGTCGGCGATCCTCTGCTCGATCTTCGCCTGTGCCGCGATTGCGTCGGACTCGCGCCATTGCTCGTCGCAGCCGGGAACCATGGCAAGGACCGCAGCGAAGAGAACGAGCGAGACGAGTGCGTTTCGGTATCGGCGTGTCATTGGCGTCCGTTCCCCCGTTCGATTCGGGAAAGCTGGTCGGTAAGAGACTGGATCTTTTCGCCCTGTGTCGCGACGCTGATTTTGAGTGCGATCATCGAATCAGAGAACTGCGTCATGGCTTCGCCGTTGCGTCGCGACTGCTCGAACAGCGTCGCGAAGCTGAACGCACCTCCGCCGATGACTACGAGAAGGGCGCAGACCGTGACGATGTTCAGGTTGAGTTTCGTTGCGTCTCGCGATTGCTCCATCGTTTCGGCCTCAGAGGGAGTTTCGTCGTGCTTGTCGCAGAGTGCGGCGAGTGTGTGTGGCATAAGGTAATCCCCTGAGAGTCTATCGCGTGAGGGCAATTCTTGGGCATTTTGCCCACTATGTCAGTTTGCGGCTTCGTAGATGATGCAGTTTATGTCGCACGCGACCGTCGTCGTGACGTTCCAGATGACGAGCGATTTCGTGGGAAGAACAACAAGACCGTCGTCAAACGTCCAGATCACCTTCTCGCCTACGGAAGCGGCACTGTTCCACGCGCGAAGATAGGCAAGAGGGACCGTAGGACTTGTGCCCCAAGCGATCGCCCCATAGATGGGAGACGTCGAAAGTCCGTCGTACGACTGGAACAGAACCGGACTTGTCGGCGTGACGCCGATCGCCTGCGGCCGTCCGAGTCCGTACGTGCATGCCGTAGCGGTAGCTTGGGCAATCTCGATCTGCTTCACGACGAAACCGGCCGTGGACGATGCTCGCCATTCGATGCAGGCGGTGCTTCCCGATGTGAATGTCGTCGTCCTGAGAGCCAGCGAGGATGTCTTCATTTGTTGCCTTTCGGGTCATGGAGGAACGATCGTCGCGGCCTCCGCTTCGATCAGCTTGGAATCGAGCTTCAGTTCTGGTGCCGCCAGCTTCTGCGCCACACGGACCACCTCGGACAACGTCGCTATCTCGACGTTCAGCGCCTGCATGAACGCCGGAGATACGCCTCCGTTCATCAGTGCGTATAGCTGGTTCTTTCTCCAAGAGACGAGACTCACCAGCACGTCCAAAAACGGCGGAACATCGGGTACGAATATCTCTTCGGAAACAGGAACGTCCAACTGCGTCATGCGTCACCCCTGAATTCGAGCATAAGCATACCGATTCGCGGATCGGCAGCGGCATCTCCGCCGGACTGCTCGATCGCAACGTAAACATCCGCCTTTGCGCTCGTGGCTATGTTGATCCAGCTCGTGACGATCACCCCGACCGAAGCCATCGAACAACTGACCTCGCTCGTTCCGATATCGGCGGTCAAGTCTCCGATCACCGGCGGAGCACTAAGAGATGTTCCGTATACCGCACGTAGTTTGGGCGTGTTCGCCGAAGCGGAAGACTGATTCACCATCGCAACAAGACGAACCTGCGTGAAATGCGCAAGGTCGATCTTCGTCAGGTTGGCAATCGTGTTTCCGAAAAACTGAGCACCAGACGCCTGATTGGTGAGAACGACCGAAGCGCCGGTATTCATCGCCAGCGAGAACTTGTGATGCGATGAAGCGGTATCGACGTACGAAGTGCTCGCCGCCTTCGTGGAGTTGTCGTTCGCAGACTGCGTTCCGACGACGGGATTCGTAAGCGTGGGAGCCGACGCGAACACCAATGCGCCGCTTCCGGTTTCGTCGGTCACCGCTGCGATCAGATTGGCGCTCGAAGGCGTGGCGAGAAACGTAGCCACGTTCGCGGCAAGACCAGATACACCACTACCGATCGGAAGTCCCGTGCAGTTCGTCAGCGTCCCGCTTGATGGCGTTCCGAGTACCGGCGTCACCAGTGTCGGAGACGTTGCGCACACGACGGCACCGGTTCCGGTGTGCGCCGTTCCGCCGAGCGTATCAAGCATCGCTCCGACGGTCGCGTCGTCTAGAACCGTCATTGCAGCCGCGGTCAGATCGGTAGTCGAAAACGCATCAGAACCGGTCGCATAGATCAGCTTGTTTGCTGCGGTCGTTACTCCGGCGAGCGCGGTCAGCGTGGCGTCAAGAGGCTGAAACCCGGCCGTTACCCACGACCTCATGGCAAGTTCGTAGTAGGTCGCTCCGCCGTCGATGATCCGATACCAGATGCGTCCGTCTACGGCATTCGCTCCGAGCGTGTTTTGAGGAAACGCCTCTCCGCTTGGGGTCGCGGACGGAGTCGAATTGAACTTGAGATAGTTCGGTCCCGTGATTGCCATTACGCGACCTCCGATGCGATGTCGGCGAGTATCGCGGAGATTGAGGAGCACTTCGTCTCGGTCGCATATCCGGAACCGATCACCATGCGCCAAGAAACCGGAGTGAAGCTCTTTCCGGTTCCGAGTGTGTTCAGGTACGAGGTCGGATACGAGGGGGCACAGATCGACGTAGACCCGTGCGTCTCTCCTCCTCCGGTCGTGTCGTGACCCACGAGATAGAGACGATCCTCGTCCGGGTGCAGGACGAGAGACACGGCCCCGGAATCTCCGACGAACGAATCAAGAAGCCTGTCGATCGTCAGCGAGAAAACGCTGGATGATTCGTCCGGGGTGTAGTCGTGCGTGTAGTTGAACGTGCAGGGAATTGCCTTCCCGTTCCCGTCGAGATACCAGCCCGAAGCGCCGTACGGGATCGTCTCCGGACGGATCACGGGTAGGCAATCGTCCGCGTCGATCGAGATCGCGCCGTCGTACTCGAAGATCCCGACGTCGGTGAGCGAAACCCTAGTTCCGTCCGACTGCTTCGTGTACGGATAGAGAAGCGTCGCGTTGTCGAGCGTGGTCAGGTTGAACGACGCATCGGCGAACTTCAGCACCTGCGCATCCCAGATGTTGTAGACGCCAGCCTGACGGTTGCCATCTCCGTTCCCGGCATTCCAGAAATGTTGGGCACACACCGCAAGTTTCGACGCCACGAACACGATCGGAGGGTGATTGTGGTTCCAGTAGTTCGGCTTCTGCGCCAGCGACGTTCCGCCCGGTTCCGGATACGAACTCGATTCATGGTCGTATGAGCGATACGGGAGCCTCAGCCAGCGGAGCTGCGATCGGTACGGATAGAGAGGCGAACCGGTGTTCCACCCGATCGGCTGGCCGCTGTTCGTGCCGTCGTAGAGGCACAGATCGTCGACCGATGGATCGTAGGAACTCAGATGTGCCATATCAGGTCCATGTACCCGCGGCGGTGCCAGCCGTAAGGATCGAGGTTACGTCGGTCTGAATGTCCGTCACCGCGGCAAGAATCGCATCCTGAGTCGTCTCGCTTGCGATGTCCGTAGCGTTCGCCGCAACAGTGACCCGACCGTACTGATCGACCGTAGCCGCAAGGACATCGAACGATCCTGCCGGTGATGGATCAAGAGGCGTAAGACCTCCTCCTCCGCCGGAGAACTCGGTCCATGTCACCGGATCAAGATCCGTCAGCCGGTAATCCGTGTCGTTCGATACGACGTGACACGCCATGCCGAGCGACATCAGATCGGACGAAAGGGCGTTCCGTTCCGTCAGATCGGCGAAGGTATGAAACCCGCCGCGTCCGTAGTTCGCGATGTGCGACGGATACGTGTCGCTCGGATCTCTCGGAGCGATCGGTGCGTCTACAGGGATGACTGTCTCGGTCCAAGCCATGCGTTCACCTCAGAATATCAGCAAGGTCCGTCCACCGTGTTATCGAGGCTGAAGTAGGCGACTCGTCCGCCTGCGTATTTCCTGTCCTCGACGAGAAGCGCGATCACATCGACCTCATGAAATACGGAATCTCTGTCGTATCCGATAGCAAGAGGCTCGAAACTCGGCGCTGCGGAAAGCGGGATCTTCACCGAAGGTCCGGCGAAGCTGGCCGAGTTGTTTCGCTCGACCGTATTCAGCGCCGTTACGGTCTGCCCCTCGACCCATCCTCCGGTCGCCGCGTCGTCTCGCTGAAGAAGTACGGCCGTATATTCCCACTCGTACGTCGTAGTTCCCACCGCCGACTTGATGCGGATCATGCAGGGGACCGGACCGATCTGGTGCCCGATGACGCGGATCGCATTGTCGCCTCCGCGGTAGGCGCTGACGTTCCCGAAGCCGAGCACCGGTTCCGGTCCGCTGATCGCCTGATAGCCGAACAGATCGCTCGACCGCGATCCGTAGATATGCGTCACCGGATAATTGAACCCGCCGCCGTCCTGTCGCATTTGCCACGTCCACCACTGAGCGCCGGGCCATACCCACGTATTGCTGATCGGCCTGAAGTCACGCATCCAGATGTCGCAGCATCCGGCGATGTACCTCGCATAGAACACCGCGGCCACGGCGTCGGCGACCTCGCTGTAGTCGATCGAATGGAGAACGTCGTCGGAACCGGAGTTGTCTCGGTAGAACGACGTGACCGGCACGTTGCACGAGACGTGCCAGAGCTGCGGACGGTATTCGTTGTACGAAGTCCCGAACGGATCTCCGTTGTTCGAGTCCCATATGGGCTTCGACCCGAATCTCCCCTCGAACACACTAGCCTTATACGTGGCTGATGGACCACCAGCGCCCGCGTAGTCCGTCTCGCCTATCACTTCGTCGGTGTTGTCGGAGATCGAGAACGGGAACTGAACGCGGACCATCTTGGGACAGTCGCAGATCAGCGCGTCGGGATAGCCGACCGCATTCGTTACCACTCCGGAATTTGAAACCGTCGCCAGCGCCGAATCGGTCACGAACGCCTCGACACCACCGGCGATGATCTCCGTAATGTAGTCTGCCAGATAACCGGACGCAGATACCTCTCCTACATCAATCGACTCGATCCTGATGTCATACCCGGAAGCTCCCCCGTTCGTCGGAGTGAACGCAAGCATTCCGCCTGATGCCGCGAGCACCCTGTCGATGAGCGAGGGGGCCGAGTCGTCGCACGAAACGTCACGCACGAGAATGTCGTCGGCGATCGAAAGACCGGCTATCGGAGTCATCACCGTGTCGTTGGCGACCGTCAGCTTCGGATATCCGTTCGACGGAGATCCGGCAAGAACGCGATTGACGATCTCGGTTGCGGTCCAAGGAACGCCGGAGTTCAAAGACCTTACGCGCATCCTCCCGCGACTCACTCCCGACAAGTTGTAGCCCATCGGGATCGCCATCGACTCGGTCGATTCCGCACCGACAGGACGCACGTTTCTCCACAGCCATCGTCGGCAGTGCAGCTCGACGAGATAGATGCTCGTCGATTCGCTGAGCACGACGGGAATGATCCGACCCGGAACCATCTGCGGAAGCGTCTGCGTCCCGAACTTCAGAGTTACGTAGAGATTCTGACCTCCTCCGCCGCCGTCCCACAGAATGCTCTTGAGTCCCGCCGTACCATCGACGGACTCTCGCGACATAAGCAGCGTCGCCGTGGCCCACCGTGACGCTCCGTATGCGGGCCACTCGACGGAGTTCACCTTCGACGGGTCGATGCCCTGAGCCGAAAGAGCATCGGCGATCTCCGGTACGAGAGAAAGGCACTGGACGGAAACCTCGTCCTGATTGATGCTCGCAGATCCTCCGCCGCTCAGCGTGTTCGTATGGATCGTCGATGCGACGCCGCCTTCGTACGTATCGGGCATCGGGATCATCACAGCCGATCCGCCGTCTACCGAAGAGTATTCCGCAGCCGATCCGCCGCTCAGTGTGTTGGTGAACGTCGTCGATGCCGTCCCTCCCTGATAGGAATCTGTCGGATCGGAAGACCGGCCGCCGCTGAGCGACAGCCTTCCGACGACGTAGATCTCGACGAATCCCGCCATTTACGCCCAGTCCTCCGGCGATCCGAACACGTACTTGAACGACGGATCTCCGTTGACAGGATCTCTCGTCGCCATCTTCGGAAGATTCACGTCGCCGGTCGTCTGCGCATCCGACGCGACGAACGAATCGGAGTTGGCCGTCTTGTTCGGCCAGAACTGACGATATCCGCCAGACGTGTAGAAGTTCTTCGCCGTCGTTCCGTCGTCGGCGATCGTGTAGATCCGTTCGTGCGTAGCGGCCATCATCCGATTGTTCACGTTGTCGCTGTTTCCTCCGTGCGTGACGAACTCCTCGTGAAGAATCACGGCACCCGGATCTTTGGAAAGGAACTCGCGAGAAGGACTTGCGTTGAGGCGAACCATCGTCGCCTTCTGGTGAACCACGGTGAACGGCTTCCGAGTCTGGAACTTCAGATCGGCTCCGGTCAGCGATTGCGAGGGAACAGCGACGATATTCGTCTGCGTTGACCTTCTCTCCACCGATTCGATGTGCAGATACGGACTCGTCTGATATGCGTTCACCAGATCGGTTCCCGGTCCGCTTGCGTCATCCCTTCTGTGCTTCGCGTTGTCGCGTCCTAGCGGTAGCTTCTGTGTGTCGCTTGTGAATGCGGCGCTGTAGTGCGAGTCGAAAATGGCGTTCGGGAAGATGTAGACCGCATCGAGCTTGTCGGCGCTCGCGAGCACCTGCGTCGTCGTCCATGTCCTAGTCGAAGGATCTTGCTCAGGGTCGTACCATGAAGGGGTGATGCGATACACGCCGAACTCCCCGTACGCATCCGACTGTACCGCCGGAGAGAACGTGAACGTGACGTCCGTCGAACCGGAACCGGATTCGGTCTTCGGAGTGATGGCAAGAGCCGAAAGTATGTTCCCGAGGAAATTAGGAACCGAATACGGCTTGCCGCTTTGGATGGCAGTAGCTCCGCTGGCTCCGATTCCGCTTCCCAAGTCGGCAGTTCCTATCGCGTCCACCTCGAACTCGATGCAGTTCTGTTCCGTCATCTCCACTTCGGAGACTCGAATCCGCTGAATGAGATCGGCAGAGTAGTACGTGGAACCCTGAAGCGTTCGCGACCAGAAAATACGCTTCTGGCTGAGACGGATCGCAAGAATGAGAAGATCCGCCGGTGCAACGTTCGTAGGTCCGCTCACTACGGCGCTGAACCGCTTCATGCCCATTGCCGTCGAATCGCCGATGCCTATCGCGCGTTCGTACGAGTAGTTGACACTCGACATCCGCGCCGGTGCCGGTAGTCCTCTCGGAGATTCCTTATCGACAACGGAAAAAACCATCCGTGTGCGGCTCTCGTCCGTCGCGTACTGCTGACTCACTCGGCGGAAACCGGGATACAGGTTCCCGGCGACCATGCGGCGGTACTGCTCCGGGAACACGAAAGACGGATTCGATCCGCCCGACGTGTGCGGATAGTCCTGCACGTTGTCGGAACGGTTCCACGTCGTCGCATACCCGCCCGGATACGTCGTCACCGCAGTCGGAGTGGCGCTCGTCGTCGGGATTCCGCTCACGGAGGATGGAGCCGTTGAGCTTGACTTCCTCAGCGTGATATGACCAGTCCTCGTGATAGTCGTCATGCCGACCGTGTCGATCTCGAACGACGACAGGCACACAAACTCAAGGATCTGCGAAAGCTGCGAGTCTCCCTGAATCGTCGCGAACCACTCGAAAGACCACTGCACGAGGGCGACGTTGTTCGCGCCGATGATCTCCGTTATTCGCACGTTCGGATACGGTCCGGTCTTGTCGTCCGATTCTACGTTGACGAACGTCTTATTGTCGGTTCCGTCGTTCGTCCTGACGATGAGCGCCTTTCCGTTGCGGTTCAGTTTTGCCGTGAGCGTGTCGATCTTCGTCTGGATCGAATCGGTCGAGTTCCCGGTGAACGTGACGATCGCATCGCCCTCGATGACGTGCCGCGTCGGTCCGCGTCCAGGCTTCTCCGGTCCCGCGTCGGATACGTGCTCATACCGTCCGATGCGGACGTTGTAGAAGTCGCTGAATCCGTTGTACGAGAGATATGTCGATGTCGCCAAGGATCACCTTCTCTTTCGGTCGATCTCTCGACGCTGCCACGCTCCGTTGTTCCAAGAGACGTTCGTCGGGAACTTCGTTCCTGCGACACCCGTAAGCGGAGAGTTCTGTATGTCGAGCATCCCGCCGAGCATCCCGTTCAGCGTCGCGCCGAAGAATCCCATGTTCGACGACCCGGCACCCTGCATCGCCTGAGCGATCTTCCTCTGTCCGAGTATCGCGAGAGTCCCCCCGAGCGGAGTCGTGAGAAACGCACCCATGAGCACGGTCGCGGCACCGAGCTTCACCATCTCTCCGGCGGCGCGGAGCGGTTCCGTTGCGATGTCGTATGCGATCTTCGTCCTCGAATAGACTCCGGATGCCGCGACGACACCGGGGCTGTTCGCGATCCTATAGTCTGACATGAACTTCGCGACGTCGATGCTTGCCTGAAATACGGCGGCGTTCGGCGAATACTGCGAAAGACCGCGAAGCGTCGTCGCCCCTGCGTTCAGCACCCCCTGATACGTCCTGTACGCCAGATACGAAGCGCCGAGAACGATTCCGCCAGCTGCCAGCGCCGCTCCCGCCGACGTACCGATTCCGAGATACCTCGCCGTTGACACGCCGATCGCTGACCAAAGACCGCCTCCGGGCACGTACGGGACGTAACCCCACTTCGACCGCGCGGAACCGGCCCTACTTCTCGGAGACGACGAACGCGGAGAAGATCCTGCGCCGGAAGCCGAAGATCCCGTTCCGGGCGCGTTCCATCCGCTCGGAGTCCATTGTGCGTCGATGATGTGTTCCGTTGATGACGATGCCGCACCGCGTACGGCACGGTCCACGAACCTCGAAAGAGCATTGGCGCTCGGAGGGTTCGACATCGTCGGACTCGACCAATTCACCTTCGCGCGGAACGGAACGATCGACTTCGACGGATCAACCCTGAATACCTTCGATACGCGAAGCGGATCGCCCCGCGACGGAGACGAACGGAAATCCTGAGACGGAGACGGGGAACCCTGAACATATCCGCGAACGATCTTCGCGTTGATCGCCTGCACGTTGATGAGGATCGACGACACCGTCTTAGCGATCGACGAAAGCGACATCGTCATCGACGTGAAGTGCTTGCCGAAATCCGGCATCTTCACGGACGATTCCTGTCCGCTTCCGTCTCCGTCACCGAACGGGACGCTGAACAGCGCTACCGGATCGTCTGCCATGTCACGCCCTCCTCACGCGGAATGTTCCACTCGTCGCGTAGGTCGCATACGGGCTGCGCCACTGGCGATAGACGATCCCGCCTATCGTCGCAGTCGAACACGTAGGACCGCTCGGAGGGGCATTCTGGTCGCTGTAGAACTCGACGGCTCCCGTATCGGTCCAGAACAATACCTCTCCCGCAGACTGACGAACGAGCGCCCACATATACGACGCGAAACCAGCCGCAGTGCCGCCGCTCAATGTGTTGGTGAACGTGGTCGATGCCGTCCCGCCCTGCCATGCGTCCTCGAACGTCTGGTTCGCCTCACCTCCCGATTCGTCCTGACGAGTAAGCGTGATCGACGTGTCGATCCCGCCGGAAGCTATTCCGGTGACAGACGACGGAGCCGTCGAAGAAAAGACCATATCGACCGTATTGTTCGACAGTTCGTAGCTGCACGCCCACACGTCGCGGCACCGAATGTAGTTCGTCGCAGCCTGATCGCGGATCGGAGTCCCGTGGCCGGTCTGCCTGAGCGGTACGACGAGATTCCCGTCGAGCCATGAATTGCGGAGAGGATCGCGGACCGACTCAAGGACGGCAAACAGGGACGTGGTCTCTCCCGCTATGCCCTGCGTTTCCTTGCCTCCTGCGTCCTTGTTCTTGCGAACCCACGTCGTCACCTCCACGCGGTCATCGACGAGCTGCGTTCCGACGCGCGGATTACCCATCAGTCCGCCAGCCGGACGGATCTGCACGAAGAAAGGCGAGTTCAGATCGACGTTCTCCTCGGTGACGACCATGACCCGCGAATCGTCGCAGAGATCCGTGAGCGACTCCGCAAGAAGCGTACGTATCGCACGGTAGATGACGTCAGGAGAAGTCACCACTGCTTCTGCGCTCCGTTTCGCATCTGCTGCGCCTTCTGCTTCGACGCCTCGACCCGCATCGCAAGGACATCCTTCTTCGGAGCGCCGAGACGTTCCGCAAGATCCGCTCCGGCATCAAGCGACATGACGGCACCAGCGCCCGTGGCGACCTGCGCCGATTGGACCGACATTGCGTACTCGACGTTCCTGAGCAATCCGATTGCCTCCTCCGCATTTCGGCAGAGTGAAGGGGGAAAGTGATAGGCCGCCGCGAACGCAGCGACGGCCCTCATGCGTTTCCCAGTGAGTCCATGTACTTGAATACGCGAGAACCGATCGCGAACACCTTGGCGTCGGACGCAGCGGCGACCGCCTCGGCCGGAACGGACTTCATGACCGACCTCGTGATCGAGACGATCGTTCCGAAAGGAACTGGATCTTCCGCCTTCAGGCCGAGCTTCTGGAGCGCACCGACAAGCTCGAATGCGTCCACGCTCCAGAGGACGTCCCCGTCCTTGAGCTTCAGCGAATACGTATCGTCCGCAAGATTGATCTCTGCCATTGTTTCTCCCTGTTCAGTTCGTTGCCGCCGTGTAGAACACGCCGGAACCGTCCGGCAGCGCCTCAAGCGTCATGACGAGCTTCTTCATCGTGTTTCCGAGTTCCCTGTTCCCGACCGGAGCCGCCAAGACGCAGCGGGGGAACGTGTAGCTCTTCTCGCCGGTGTTCGTCGTCAGGATCTTGAACCCGAAATACTTCCTGCTTGCCGCCGTGGGAGAGACGACAAGACCGCCTACGGTCGCGTGCGTCCCTTCCGTTCCCGACGTCGATCCGAAACGGCCCATGTTGAGGATCTGCTGCAAAACCGACTCGTCCCAATACGTAGACGTGAAGGTGATGTGACAGACAGATCCGGTCGTGACGATCTCAGCAGTCATGTCGCCGAGATCGTTTCTCGTGAACCTGCGGAGAATGTCCTCGATCTCGAATCCGACGAGATCATCGTTGTCCGTTCGTGCGAAATCCGTCGTATATGCGGGACTTGCGTTGTTGATCGAAACCAACAGCCTCGTCGGTCCCGCGGCGTGAAATGATTCAGCCATGTAAAAACTCCTATCGCCGGGCCTGCCCGACCATTGATTCGATCGTCGATTGCGAAAGCGATATCCAAGGACGCGCGGGAACCTTCGATGACTTCTTCAAAGCGACGGCATCACCTGACACAAGAACACCCGATGCGTCTCCGCCCGATCGGATCGCCTTCCTCGCGGCAAGCGTTCGGCCAATCACGTTCGGCGGCGGTGACGTGAATCCGTGATGCAGCCTCAGCCCGTAGTCCTTTCCGACGATGTGGCATACGAGCGTGTTCCCGCGACGCTCGATGCTTCCCGGACGGATGGACGACAGCAGTTCCGCCGTCTCGATCAATGCCGGTTCCCCGGCTCGGTCGGACTTCCTTCCGCCCGGAAATACCGCGGTATCGGCCCACAGGCGGACGAACGGGTTCCCGTTCCCGTCCTCCTGAAGCATGATGTTCGACCGGAGCGACAACGCGACGCTCTTCTGGAGACGCCTCGCGAATGCGTATGCCTTCGCTGCCTGTCGCTTCGACGGAGTACGACGCATCAGCTTGCCTCCGTGATGCGAGGAGCAAAAAACTCGCTGTCGGACGTCATGCGAAGCTTCGGACGCTGCGCCGACGAGACGAACGAGACGGTCGGATTCATCGCGTCGGAATGCTCCGTCGCAAGATCGCCGAACACCCTCTTGCCGTCCCTCATGTCAATCAGCGTCAGATTCGCCTTCTCAACCATCGACTTGAGCGACGGAGGAAGATCGCCGAGACGACGAGCGACGAGAATCTCGGCGGCAAGGACGCACACGGTCCTCTTGAGCGTCTTGTCACCGTCCGACTGGAGCGTGTCCAGATCGTCGGACGTATAGACGCCGCCTCTCAGGACGTAGCTCTGCACGTCGTAGCTTGCGGCCTCGAGCGCCGCAGAGACGATCGAACTCGTGGCGTTGTCGCTCGACGTGTCCGTGCCAAGCTCGCCGAGCGCGTTCACGTCCACATAGAGGGCGAAGTCGGTCGTAGTCGCGTAGGGGATGCTCATTGATTCCTACCGATAAGGGCCGCGCCGCGCTTGTCGTCGCGACGCGGCCCTATGAGCAAGGAGACTGAAAAATCCGATCAGCTCGCGACCGACGCGCACAGATAGCCGCTGATCGGCGCGGTCATCTTGTACACGTAGTTGTCGGTGATCGAACCCTCGTGCCTTCGGTTCTTCGGATCGTCGAAGATCTCGGTGTTGAAGTCCTCATAGACGAAGTTCGAGATCGTCGAAAAGCTCGGCGCTCCGGCGACTCCCATGAGAGCGCCGGGACGAGACACGAAAGCGACCTTTCCATCAGCCATCGCGAATGCGTTCGATGCCGTGTCGCCTTCGCGACCGCTCTCGCGGACCGCGTCCTCGACGATGACATCGACGTCCCAGAGCGTCGGAGGAAGACCCCAGTTGCGGAACAGGCTGTTGCCCGTCATGAACTGGTAGGCAGCGCCGTAGTTCTTGACGTAGCTCTGCACTTCGGGCGATGCCGCGACCTTGCGAGCGGTCGTCGGGTTCATCACCATGCAGATGTCGCCGGGCTTCACGCAGCCTGAGGTGTTCTGGAGGATCTGGGCGCAGACGTACTGGATCGCCTGCTGAACATAGGCGTTCGACGCCGTGGACGTGTACCAAGAACCGGATACGCCGCTCGTTCCGATCGCACCGGCGGTGGCCGCGTATGCGTTCGACGGATAGAGAGACGAATCGACGAGCGTCGTCACCGCGTTCACGGTCCGAAGCGTCATCATCCGCGTGGCGAGCATCCGAAGATTCGCGTTCGTGATGTCCCACTGCGCGACATCGACGGTCTCGTACGGAAGCGCCTCGGTATCGTTGTGTCGCACCGTCGAGAACGAACTCATCTGGTGCTTGCGCGGAAGGTTCCGCGGACGGTCGTTTCCGAGCGGCCAGACGAAGTCCTGCGCCGTCACGACGCGGACGAGTGCCGTCGAGTCGAGCGTCAGGTAGTACCCGGCGATCGTGTTGACGGGTACGACCTGCGTGTAGCGGTTGATCGAGAACGATTCGGGGGCGCGGGAGAACTCCGCGCGGAATCCGTTCGAGAGGAGCGTGGGGACGAATGTGTTCGATCCGCCGCCCGCGAACGGTCCTGAGAATGAATAAGCCATTGTCGGTGCCTTTCTTGTGGCGGATGGTTAGCTGAGCTTGGTGGCGTTCAACGCTCGGACGCAGCGGATGACCGCGCCGTCGGCGACGGCAGACTCAAGGGCGACCCATGCGAACGCCGCGTTCCCGGTGGTTGTCGTCTCGGTGATGACCTTTCCGGCGGTCGTCACTTCCACGCGAGCGCCGCGCGTGATTGCGGCACCTGCGGTGATGTACTGGATGATTCCGTCCTGAAGCGAAACCGGAAGTCCGGTCGTCGCGTGGCTGGACGAATCGAACTGGAGAGTCGATCCGTCGGTGACTCCGCAGACCGTCTGCTGCGTGACGGCCGACGCCTCAAGAAGCGTATTGTCCGCAGCGGTCGAAACGTAGACGACGCGGAAGGGCCGGATCGTGCCGCCCGCGATTCCTGCAACTGTGCTTGACATTGCTGTTCCTTTCGTTTGTGCGAATCACTTCTGCGTGAACTTGGCGATCCGCTTCGCGAACTCGGCGGGCTTGCCTGCGGTTTCCTTGACGATGTCGGCCATCTCGCGCTCGATCTCGTCCTTGGAGAAGACGGTCTTCTCTCCGGTCGATGTGCCGCTCAGGTTGACGCGGACGCCGATCGGGTCCTTCGTGATGACCTTGCGGAAGAAGTCGATCTCCGCGGCGGAGTCCTTCGCCGAGCACAACTTTTCGAGAAGCTGGTCGCGGACGAGATTCACGCGGAACCCCTCGGCGTCCATCTGGTCGATCACCCGGCCGAACTTCTCCCTGCGGGCCTCGTTCTCGGCGCTCGCGGCTCGGGCGTTCACGTCGGCGATCGCCTTCGCGAACATCTCCCGCTCCGTCTCGATCTGCTTCTCGAACTGCGACTTGAGCGATGCGGTCGTATCCGCAAGCTGCTTGGCGAATGCTTCCTTGATCTCGGTGCCGTCGTCGTTGCTGTCTGCCATTGGTTTCTTCTTTCCGCCCTTCTTCGGGCTTTCGATGAGAGTCGGAACGGCGACGTTGCCCTGTCCCGGAAACGTCCCCCCTTCGGGCATCTCGAAAATTTCCCTGTCGCCTACCTTCGTGAAACGCATGTCCGCGATCGGCCTCGCCGGAGTCTCGCGACCCAAGAGAGCCACTTCGCTCATGTGTCCGTCTTTCCATATCTCGGCGCTCAGCCGCGGAAAGCGACCGCTCCCGATATGGCTGTCGAATATCGCCTTCGGAATCTCAAGATCGGTGACGATGTACGGAACGCCTTCGCGTACGTCGCAACGCACCGAAGGAAAGCATCCGAAGCACGCCGGATCGACCGTCTCGCCCTCGCGCTTGTGGCGCTCGACGAGACGCGGAAGCTGTCCGCGCGACATGATCGCGTTCGTCCTCGCGACGACCGCCTCGACCTTCGCCCGGTCGTACTGCTCGACGCTCGATCCCGGCTTGTCCAGATCGGGGACATAGCCGCAGAACACGTCAAGGTCGCGGATCACGACCTTATCGCCCTGCTGGATGACGGTATGCGAAGCCATTGCGTGCAATAGAACACGCAACTACTTGCATATTCAATGCATATGGAACACGACGAGGCCGCAATCGGCCCATATCGCGTCGGTTTCCCCGCAAGATCCTAATTCAGTCCTAAACTATTCGGCGCGAACCCATCCGTTGTCGGGATAGAGTCCGTCGTCGATCAGATCCTGACGCTCGCCGTTCATTGCGCGGACCGCCTCGATGATGACCCTTCCCTTGGCGTCGAGAAGATTCCGGTTGTTCGCGTCCTCGACCGTCATCGGCCTCAATGCCGCACGGCAGTTGAAACCGTTCGGAGGAACGACGCGGAACCTGATGATCTCCGCGATCGTGTTCACGTATCCGCTGAACTGCCAGTGTCGGTGCGGCTCGGGATACTTTCCGACCGGATTTCCCCGCGTCACGTCGTCCATCTGCTCGTCGATGTACCAGAGCGGAAACTTCGCCACTCCCGCAGGAGTAGAAGCGATCTCCGCAATCGCATCGTTATAGGCGATGTACGTCGCCTGCTTCACGGCAAGCTCCGCGATGCGACCGTGCTCCCTGATGCGACGCATCAGATCCTCGACGATCCTGTCGGCATGACCACGATGCCCGTTCGTCACGAGACGGATCGACTCCGACCATTGGGCATCGCTGAATCCGTATGTGATCCTGTCGCCGCGTGCGACGATCTGGCCCGATACCTCCCTCGCGGCCATCTGCGCTCCGGCCTCCGCTGATATCGCGACGGAACTCGTGATCGGATCTTCGATGAGCTTCTGCTGCGCGTCGGCGATGTTCTTGGGTATCACGCCGAAACCGGCTCCGCTCGCCGTGATCCACCTCCGCGCCGCGCTCGCCCCGACGAGAGTGGCGAGAAACAGCGCCGTCGCTATCAGATCGTCGATGCGACGCCGCTCGTCCGGCGTCGGCTTCGCGGAACGGTACAGAAGACCCTCGCGGCGCAGCCGCTGCGTCGTCTCGGCGTCTACACGCTTGAATCCTCGCGTCATTTATTCCTCGGCTTGTCCTTACCCTTTTCCTTGCCCTTGCCGCCCATCATGCCCTTCATGCTCACGCGGTCGAATCCGTCTCCGTCCTTCGGTTCGGCTCCCATCCCCATCTGATTCGGATGAGAAAGACCTCCGCCGGTTCCGAATCCGGGAAGCATGTTCGCCTGCGAAAGCACCTCGTCTCCGGCCTCCGGCTTCGTGAGTCCGAGCACGCCGCGCACCTGATCGGCTTGAACCTCTCCGCCCATCGAGACGAACTTCTGCGCCGCGTCCATGATCGCAGGACCGTCCGGCTTCGGAACGCGGGCGACGTACTGCGGATATCTCCGCTGAGGACCGAAATTCATGTCGATCATGCGACGTACGAGCGAATTCGTGATCGTCTCGTCGAGTCCAGACGAAACATACGTCTGATGCCTGTTGAACGTCTTCGCGACCTCGGCCGCTCCGCCGCTGCCGATGCCGGTTCCTCCGGAACCCTTCGTCATCCTCTGCCCGACGATCAGCACCTCGATGTTCGCAGCGAGCCATTCGGTCAGGTCGGCGAACGCCGTCGCGCGGCCCGCACTAGGCTCAAGAACCTCGATCTTGTTCTGACTGCTGTCCGTCCCGTCAGACGGGAGAACGGCGCTCACGTCCCCGACGAGATTGCGCAGCACCGTCTCCATGTCTGTCTTCGCCTGAGCGTTGCCCGCCTGGTAATAGCCGATCCGTATGCCCATCGCGTAACGTGCGCAGTACGTAGCCCAGTTCTGGAGGCATTCCTGCTTCATCATCCAATAGAACCAAGCAACGTCGCGCACTCCGCGTCCCGCCCAGTGATAAGCCGATTCGCGCGGATCGTCGAAGTCCGGTCCCCTTCTCCGATAGACGTGCAGAAGAGTCGAATCCAATTCAGAAGGACTCAGGAGACGAATCTGCGAATCGAATCCGCGGACAAGTTCCGCGTCGGGATGCTTCCTCGAATACTCGTAACCGACGCGAAGGCCGAGCCTTCCGTCCATCGTGAACGCCAACGTGTCGGGATGGATCGGATGCCAGTCTCCGGGAACCGTATCCCCGTCCCTCTTCGCCCACACGACATTGACGGCGCTCGGTCCGTACCACACGGCTTCGAGACGCTGCATCTTCATGTCGCTGAACTGCTTCAGATCGCATATCGCATCCTCGACGAACGATATGTGACCGTCCTCGACGCCTTCGCCGCCGCGGATCTCGTAACCGAGTCCCGCGACCGACACCTGCATGTCATGCAGCGGTGCCTCGACGTCCGGATCGTTCCGCATCATCTTCTGAAGATGGCGGTCCTTCCAGTACGCAAGCGACGGCTGACGGAGTATCCCGCTGATCGAACGAAAAAAAGACCGCTGAAGCTCTACGGGCGTCGCGATCGGATGCCCCATCTTCATGATGGCGTCCGCGGCCTGAGCCTTCGCCTTCGTCGCAGCGACCTTTCCTCCGAGCTTCGGACCGATCGACTTTGTCTGTTCGTTCGCCATCACGTCGTCTCCGTTCGTGCGTACGCGACGATAATACGCGAACGTGCGGACAATCAGTAACCGAAACGCCAAAGCCTCGGCTTATGGCTTTCGACATTTGCTATCCGATTCGTACCTCCGGCAAGTCCATATCCGCCCTTCTGCGCCATGGTAATCAAGTCGATACTTCCGTCCACGCAATCGTCATGATCTCCCGCGGGGAACGTCGTCATCTCGTCGTAGAGCGGACGAAGCTCCCGTGAAACCGTTCCGTCCTCGCCCTTCAGCCGGAACTTGCCTTCCTCGACGAACGGCTGCTTCTCGCACGCTCGGCTGAACTTGTCGGTAGGTCGCATCGCATCCACGACCGTACACCCGCACTCCTGACGCACCTGCTGCACGAGTCCCGACTGCGGACCCTGAGCCTCGCACGAAAGCTGCCTGATGCCCAGCGTGCGAACCTCGCGCGTAATCAGCTTGCAGAAATCGGGAAACAGCATCCGCACCCGCCACAGCCGATCCACCCAAAGCGTTCCGCTAAGGTCGCGTATTCCGCTGAGGAGCACAGACCAATCGGGATTCGTCTTCTTCTCGGTCTTGATCGAGAACGCGAAATCGGTCGATGCGATCCTCTGCCCGCCGTCCCTGACGTTCTGCGGAACGAACCCCCTGAACAGCGACCGGTCGAGCCATTCGGTCGGGAACACGATCTCGGCGCTCGACACGGGACGAAGCTCGTACGCCCTTGCATATGCGATCGGTCCGAGCGATCGCCTCTTCGCGGCGAGAACCTCCGGCGTGAACACCTCCGGCCACGGAGACAGGTCGCCGACGCACGGACGGCGGAAAAGGGCATTGATCCTTCCGAACTCCTCGCGCCACTGTGCCGTGATGTCGTCAACGTGCCACGGAGTCGCGAACCTCCATGTCCTAGCGCCCTTCGTCGAGACGTCGAGCGTCGGAAGCCACAGCGAAGAATAGAACTCCTTGACCTGATCCCGCATCGCTGGCTGCTGGATCGAGTTCCGCAGATCGCATATGTCGTCGAAGCAGAGAAGGTCCGAACGGCCACCGGCACGACCGAAGATCGACACGGCCTCGATCGTCTGGTCGCGAAGCATCTTCGACCGCTTCACGGTCAGAGACTCGTTCCCCCAGTTGTCGAAATCAGGCTCTATCTCTGGGAAAACCGAACGGAACCGGTCCGACTCGATGATCTTCCGAACCATCGAGACGGTCTTCTTCGATTCGTCGTCGGACGATCCGACGTTCTTGATGCGGATATTCGGATTGTTGCCGATCTCCCACGCATAGCGACCGGCAAGCTGCGTCGTCTTCGCGTGGCCGCGCGGTATCTCGACGTAGCAATCCGGCGATTCCGTGAGGAACCACTGAAGATCGTTGTGCAGCTTTCCGTTGTCCAGCTCAAGGACGAAAGGGACGAAGAAACTCGGCTCGATCCTGCACGCGCTCAGAAACGTGTTCAGGTCAAGTCCGTCTGGAATGGTCATGCGCGGATCATGCTATCCGCAATCACGTACCCATCGAAGCGATCGCCTCGGACACCTTCCTGAACTCGTCGGAACCGAAGATTCGGTAGTGTCCGATGCGCCCGGACGGTTCGATCTTCCGGGTCGAGATCGCGTAAAGGACACGGTGCGTAGGCACCTTCAGGTCGTTCGCCATCTTTCCGACCGTCCACATGAGCGGAGCGGACGAAGCAGGAGAGGAAGCCGATGCGGAGTTCTCTTTCGTTCTCTTTGCCATCCGATACACGGTAACAGAACACGACCGGAGAACGCAAGAGAAAAAACCGAACGGAATCGCACGTTTTCCCGTTGACCGAAATGGATCGCTCTGTACCGTAGCCGCGTCCAAAGGCAACGGAGGCCGACATGCGACTCGTCTGGAAAGAGAACGACGACCCTTCCGTACGTCACCCGTGGTACGTGGGTTTCGTGGACTACGACCACGTATGCCGAAAGATCCTCGTCGCCGTATGCCCGCTCAACGTGCCGATCCGGTTCGCCCTTCTCATGTGGCGGTGGTGCATGTATCCGTTCCGATCGTCAATGGTAGACAGGCGCGAACGCTACGTACGCCAACGGATCGCCTACCTCGATGACAGGCT